TTAGCAATCGTAGTATCAGGTAACATGTTATAATACCACAGAACCTTTGCTAGATTGTTGCCTTCATTCTCCATCTACTTTTTTTTGCCTTTCCTTACTTGATAATAAGGTTTTTGACATTTGACAGAATAACAACCTTTAAGCTGTTCTTTACTTATCTTACCAAGTTCCTCCAAACGTTCAAGCTCTTTGACATCCACAAATTCTTCAACAGAAATGAATGACTTAAAAATCTTCGGATCAACTCCACATTCTTTAAGATATGTAATAAGACCAAGCATATCTGTTATCTCATACCTCTTCAGAATTATTGACTTGCTTATTTGCTTACCTACAGCTTTTGTAAGCTTATCAATATTCCACTGAACACTTGCTTTCTGTACCTTAGATACAGTAACTGATCCATCCAATTCCTCAAATGTTTCAGAATCATCATTCCCTTTTAATTTGAAGTAAATATCTGCAGCATCAGCAAACTTATTCTTTGCCTTTTCAAAGACCTCATCGTTAGCCTTCTTGGTCTGTTGAGCTTCAACATATTCGTGAACAGCTTTACTGAATCGTTTTATGTCAACTTTTGCTAACCTGTTCACCATCATCCACCAATCCTTTCAGCATCATGTAGACACCTCGTGGCCAACGTTTACCACTACGTACCCAAATGACATCCTCATAATTGATAATGTATGAAGCTCCATACTCAGTTTCAACCTTGAGCTTTCTATTCTTACTTGACTTACGTGCTACCTTTGCAGATTTCACCTTCCCATTGGAAAGCTTAAATGCTACCAGGGTACCAATCTCAATTGCCTCAATCCTCTGCATCTTGCCTTCGAAGTCCACAACAACAATGTTGGCGGATTCCTTCTGTGTTTTATTTTCCACCTCTACATCAGGATTGTCAATCTTAATGTTCTCCTTAGCACTTCCAGCTACCTTAGCATTTTTCTCTGCCCCTAAGATTGCTTCAATCACTTCTGCCTTACGAAGGTTCCAAGCACCTTTAATGCCTTTGCTTGTCGCAAGCTTATACAGTTCACGACACTTCATTTTCTGAAGTTCTTCCTTATTCATTTGTTTGTCCTCCTAGACTAAACTTATTTGTGTGATAAATTATTTTACCACTGACGGCCTAATGGCCGTTTCGTCTTAATTTTCAAAGACTCATCAGAGTGGTTTATATTAAAAGCTAGGGTCACGATATTCTCTAGCGTATCCTAAACGGATCTTCATTCCATCAGAAGTTCTCCAACCTGTTTTACATTTTCTTGCTCGTTCAACTGGATTTTCATCATTACTAAATAAGTTATATTCCTGATCTAACCAATCAGTTCCTTCAACAATTTCAGAATCCAATCTTCTGATTTCGACCGTCTTATCACTTATGATTCTTACCACCTCATAAGGATAACAATCTGTCCAATAAGAACCTGTTGCTCCCATACCTACTGTGATCTGTGAATACTCATTGTTTTCAAATTTTGTTCTTGCCATAATGTGTTCCTCCTTCTAGAGACTTGGTTTATTTATTTGATGATACTATCATATCACAATCAAAAGCATTTGTAAATACCTTTTTGCAAATTTTTGAAAACTTTTTCTATAGCATGCAGAACGGCTCCAGTGTAATACCAAAACCGTCCTACAAACAAACTCATCTTAATCATCTTTCCTATAAGAAGTCATTATCAGAAATGCACTTCTCATAAGTCCTCTTGACCAACTTGATTGCCAGAACAGCTTTTTCATTTTCAAACTCTGGATGATTCTTACAGTATTGCTTGTAATATGAAATGTCATCCAACACATCATTGAAATATTCCTCTGAGTGCCTGTCCTTTTTTCTTATTTCATCTGAACACCGCAGAATCCTCCTTCTGGCAGATTTGACCTTTTGAATCTCTACTTTCCTATCCTGTTCAGCATCTCGTTTCTCAAGGTCATTTACTTTTGTTTCGATCTTATCTAACCGATCAATCATCTCCTTACTGGCTGCTTTACCAAACTGTTCAGCAAGCCAAGACCAAGGCTTGTATTTTTTACTAGCCTTTTGTACAATTGTCATAAACACACAAGCAACAACACCTGAGATGAATATGACATCATTGGCATTCAATAATGCCATAACATTTTCTGATGTCATATAATATGATTCCTCCTTACTTAAAGTAGTCTTAATGTGAAAAGCTTGATTCTACACAGCATTTTCATCACGCATCCTGAGCCAGAATCTTTTCGACATCAGCTCTAATTACTGAAGGCACATCATCAATCGTGTAAGGCTTTCCAGTCTTGGGATTGATAGTTCCTTTTCTGATTAAGTCAGCATATACGTATGCCATAGTAATTTACCTCCTTATGAAGTTGCAACAAGCATTTCAAACACCTCAGCAAGACCTACCTGTGTCTGCGTAAACTCTGTAGTCAATGCATCATATTTGCTCTGCTGAACGTAAATATATTCAAGCAAGGAGTAACGTTCAACATCACAAATACATACTGTTCTCATTGTACCAGACTGTTCGTCTTCCTTTTGTGTTTCAACACATTTAGTAATGACGTCTACACCACTTTTATAGATTTCGATGTCATTCGGCTTGTGGTCGTATTCCACATCAACAAATTTCTGCATGAATTATACCTCCTTATGCTTTACCAAAAATCTGTCATGATAATCTTGAACATGGTCCTCAATAATGTCAAAGTATCTTATCTTCAACCAACCAGAATGACTATGCTTAAGCCAGCCTTTAAGACTGTTGAATGAGAAGTACAAGTGACGATTCAGCTCCATGTCATTATTTACTCTCCATCTAATCTTAGAACTTGTTTTCTTAATTGAATGAGCGATAGACTTTCTTAATCTTATTGAATCGTGCCTAAACACGTAATCGTAAATCTTTTCATACAGATTTCCAATTCTCTTCATTTGTCATCTAACAGTTCCTTCCTTGTGTAATTCATTCGCCAACCTTTCGCTTCGTGACAGCAAGCTGTGAAACTACTAAGGCAGCCTTTAGCTATTGTTTTGCTCACTCTCAGAGACCACCTTTCTTTGTGCGTCAATATAAGTGTCAAGCACGGATGCTTCGCAATCAGACTTGATATATACACTAAAAGCCGTGAACCGATGTTCGAATTAGCATTAGAAGTGTCATTATTCAAATTCCAATAGAACGTGCTGACTTTGCCTGCATTATTCCAATTGCCACCGAATTTAGCAACTTGACGTTAAATAATGTATTTGCTATTTTATCGACTCAACGTTGCGAAGCCACCCTACTTTATATATCTTAAGAAGAAACTTTTTTTCGACAAAGCCGCGAACCGATGCCTATACCAGCACTATAAACGTCAAAATCCAAACTCCAAGTGAACGCGCCGGCCTTGCCCGTAGCAGTACCCCAAGAGCCACCGAAATAAACAGCCCTCGTACCAGAATCGGTCCACAAAGCATCACAGAAATATGTTGTCTCAGAGCCACCAACATCCGAAGGTAAGAACGGTGCATCATTCGTAGCCTGCATCTCTTTGATGTAACTACCGTTTACACCAGAAGGCACAGTACCTGCAGTTATCTCATAGCTTGTACCAACGTCATCATATTTGCTCGGGTCTTCAGTAATCTTACATACATAATCAACGATAGTAAGACCATCAACAAACTCCCAAACATTTCCATAGAAGTTCTCAACACCAAGGAACTTCACTCCATTAGTAGAACCGCCTGTATCACCCCAACAAAACGGCTTAGCGTTCATTGTACCAGTTTTAAAAGCTGACTTGTTTTCACGTGCAGCATGACCTCTACCAATCGCAGTCTGAGAATCTCTTGTACCATAAAGCAGAAGATACATACACTGCCAAAGTCTAAGCAGATAATAATCATTCTGACTGTACTCGCCACCTCTTGCTTTTGCATATCTTCTGAATGTACCTCTCATGATATTTACAGCTGGTGCCACACCAGAAATACTACGCATTATACCATCAGAAACACTAGCCTCATAAGCTCCACGATAAGCTACATCCTGGTCACCAATAAAGCTCTTATATCCATCAAGCTCAACCTCAGAAATGTAGAGTGTAGCTGTAGAATCTACGTTCTTAACAAGCTTAAACCACATTCTTTCAACTTCAATCATTACATCACCATCAGCACCAGTAAGAATAGGAGGTGTGTTGCCTTCGGCTCTCAGATTATAATTGTCTTTGTTCAGATAATATTCAGGAGCGGTTGCACCAGGCTTAATCAGACAAGGCTTAAACTTATCAAGGATTCTCTCACCAAACCAACTGTTCATCGTACTTACAGATGCAGCAGTAAAACCTGCACAATCTTCAAGATACTCGTAAGATGAAGGAATACCGTCACCACCGTTATCGAACTTGATACCATACAAGAATCCCATCTCAAAGTTGAATGTAAATGCCCTGCTTCCCTCAGCAACTGCTGTAAACTGCTCAGTAGAAAGAGCTCCGTTTTTATAACCGGTAACAGCGGTTGCAGTAACGACATACGTATTAGTTGGCTTTGCTTCAAACATTACTGTCTTTGCTTCAGTAATATTCATTGTTGTCTGCTCAGATGTATTTACATTTTTGAGAGTGATAGTCGTGCTTGTAAATCTCTTTGTATCGTCAATGTTAATCGTAACACTTACTTTTTCAAGTGCGTTTAGAATAGCATAAGCTTTATTTGCAGCATTCAAGCTCTTATTGTATACACCAATATTTGAGTATGGGAATGCTGTGAAATAGTACTTTGTTCCTTCTGTCAAACCGTTTACCTGGAAATACTCATTTTCATATTTACCAAGAACGGTGTTATCAACAACAAGTGTTCCATCATTGATGTCCTGCGGATAACCATCAGTTGACATTCTAATAAGAACACCTTTTGTTACTGCAGCAAGTGCACCACCTGCACTATAGTATGAATCTTCAGGCTCAAGAAATGTGAGCCCAATAGTTGTTTCATTCAGGGCAACTGCTTCAAACTTTCTCATATTGTTAGGCTGAACACCAACTTTAGACACAATCTGGTCTACAGCCCATTTTGCTTCAGGAAAGCCCATTATATTACCTCCTTCTTCTCTTCAATCTGCATACCATCAGCACTAAACACAATCTTCTTCTGATGAATCTTAACATCATTAGTGTTGAACCACTGCTGAACGATAGTGTTTGCATCAACGAAATTCGTTACAAGCTTTTCACCATTTTCAAGAATCTGTGTGATTGTCTTGCCATCAGGTGAAAACGTAGTAGTGCATTCAAAATATCCATCAGTTTTTTCACCAAGCGCCATAATCTGGCTTTGAAGCTTAGCAGCAATATCACCACTTAACTGACTTTGAATTGTCTCAAACCATGTATTAAATTGCTCTTGCCAAGATGTAGTATGCTCATCATACCACGCATCAAACTGATTAAACAATGTTGTCGTATCAAGCTGGTCAACTACACCTGTTACCCACCCACAAACATCTTGATTCATACGAGTATCAGTGATTTGTGCTTGAGTAATCTTAATCGAGCCGGCAGGAACATCAATAGTAGCAAGCTGTAATTCATAATAGTCTGCATTTCTTGTCAAAGCAGGAGCTAAAGGGCTTATTGCCGGAGTTCCCTTTTTAACTGCAACCCACATGTTTCTTTCAGAGAATCCAAGTCTCAAAACAACCGAATCGACTCTATTCAAAACACCATCAGCAACATCAATTGCTAACGAAATACTTTCTGTGTTTTCGTACCAATAGCCGTTAATCCAACCTTGACCCCCAAGAACACTTACAGCCATTCCTTGCGAATCTTGCTCCACAACTTGAAGTTTATCAGACTTGCTTGCATATACACCATTGCCTATAAAGCTCGCAAAGTATGCAGCAAACTGACTTGCAAGATAAACTCTGTCATATGTATCACCTGCAAGTTTAGCATCAAAAAATCCACATCGTTCCATTTGCTTTCACCTCTTTATGAAATTTGTCTCTTCACTTTCTGCATTATTGTTGGATATGAATATCCAAATGTAAGAACTAATGCATACTCATCATCAAAATCTTCTTCTACCTCAGTAATTCTTGCAGATACAACTACATTTAATTGCCTGTCTCTGACTGTAACTTTATCGCCTTTTTGATAATCTTTACCAAACTCATATTGAATATTGCCGAATACTCGAATCTGAGCTTCAAACGTTTCAGTTACCTCACATTCAGAAAGCTTATCGTCTCCCCTGTTTATAAGAGCTGCTTTATACTCATCTGGTGTGAGTGAAGTAGTAGTACCATCTTCATTTTGTGTCTCTGATTGTAAGTCTCTTGCATCAACATAAATCTCTTTTCTGCTGAAACCTTTAAGCTCATTATTACCAGATACTTGAGAAATTCTTGATGTGCCCTCACCCTCACCTTGCACAAAAGCAACATTTTTCTCATCTTGACTATTTGAATAATACGAACTTGAGAGAATATCTTCAAGGTCTGTACTAAACTCAACAGGGTCGACTTTATCTTGCTCAATTGTCCTATCGACACCAGCAACAACTTCAAAAATAAGTTTCTGCTCTTTTGGTCTAAATAAAACATTAAATCCAAGGTCTTTACTACTTGCAATAGTAGTTAACGTATCATAAACTTCTCCACCAGTTTTCTGAATTGATATTTTTCCACCATCTTGCTTATCTTCAGCACACTCCAAGTAAGGAATTTTCCTATTTGCATTTGTTGGATTTATGCAATTCTGTTTTACAATTTCATACATAATAGTTGATGCATATTTATTTGATGCATTATATGTGCCCCAAATAATACGAGTTGTTAAAAGCATTTCAAGCGTTCTACCTTTAACGTTGAATGTTTTTGTTCCTTTATCATCAATGGCAGACTTTACAATCTCAACAGCAGCTGCATTATCACCACCGCACCAGAGAATGTTTCCCTTTTTAAAATACTCAGAATTCTCGTCTGTAATTGGCGCCCAAAGCTCAAAACTTGCATAGCCATTAAACTTATCAGGCCAAATTAAACTGTTATACTGATTGACTTCACCCACATTTTCAAACGTATTATCATCTACTTTAAAAACAAGTATCTGAATTTGTTTTTCTAATAGCATTCTTGCACCTCCAAATATTTGTTGCTAAAGTAAATATAAACCTCAAGATTCCCTATATTATCATCAGCATCATATCTAAAAAGATTATCACCTACAGCAAGCTGTAACCAAGAACTTCCTAAGTCACGGTACTTGAAATAGTTCGATGTAATACCATTTAACTTTCCTTGGATTTTCTTTTCACCAATGACTGTATCAACGACTATTTCTTCACCAGCTTGCATCGTTTTGTTTACCTTGAAATATTTTTGTGTGTCAACATTGATTAAGCTTGGACCATATAAAGTACCATTAGCCTTGAATACAATTTTCATACCAACATCAACAGCACCTGAATTATTGATTGCAACAATCAAGCTTGGCTGTCTCAAACCAAAAATCACACCACCAGGAGGTGACGGATTCTTTGAAATAATCAAAGGGAAATGAAACATAGGAATTGTGCTCGCTGCTATGACTTTGCTTTCAGTCTTATCACTGAATAATGGGTCAGGACAATATCCTTCAACTTTAAACTTACAAATCACTTCATTATTTTCTTTTACAGTTGGCGAGTACTTAACCGAAGTATCAGGTAAAAATTCCAGAGTATACTTAGAATAACTAAGTAAAATTTGCTGCTGTGGATTTACAAACTTATTCAGCAAAGTTTTACGCTGTGTCATCTGCCTTTCTGAGTTTGCAATAATCCAACCTGTGATAGAAATATCTCTTGTCTCAAGTGTTGTATTTGTCACATATACACCAATCTGATTGACGTACTTATAACTATGATGATTGCTTGTTATCTGACCCCAGTCTACAGTATCAAGAATGTAGTTAGGGGTGGTAACACTATCAAGCTCCAATACCCGAGAAGTTACTTCATTCTTCAGAACAATATTTTCAACCATTGTTTACCACCTCCTTCCTTACGTGAATCCTTCTGTTATATCACGTTCTGTACGTTTGATCTGTTTAGCAGCCTCAATCTCATCAATTGGCTTAGGACTATAGAATACATAAGTCCTTGAACTTACATCATTTACTGTAGCACCATTCGTTGTAGTTCTTGTAGGTACACGAGTAAATCCATTGTAACCAACATAGGATAATGTACCATCAGAATTGATTATAGCCTGTCCTGAGTTTACAAGATATTCAAGACTATTTCTCATATTCTGAATTGATTCAACCAAACGTTGTTCAATTGATTCAAAGTATTCAGCAACCATTCTGGACGAAGCCATCATATTATCTGCAATACCAAGCTCAACCTGATTATCACTTAAATCATCAACCATCTCATCAAGATCTTTCTGCATTTGTTTTTCAGCAGCAGGCATAGCAGCAGTAAATCCATCTGCAATTCCCATAGGAATCCATTTACCAACTTCCTTCCTGAATACCCTCGAAGGAGATTTAATTCCTAAGGCATCTTTTGCCTTACCAACCAATCCACTCAATGCATCTTTGATTGAATCATATAGTTTCTGTACCATTGCACCAATACCATCAATAATGCCCCGGATGATATTTTTACCAATACTCGTAAACGTATTTTTAATACCGTTCCAAACATTTACAACACCATTTTTGGCATTCTGCATTGCATTTATTGCATTCCGCTTTGCATTATCCATTGCTGTACTAATAGCAGTTTTGATATTGTTGAAAACATTCGTGATATTAGTTTTCAGAGTATTGATAGTACTCCCAACTGCAGATTTCATGTTTGTGAAAGCAGTACTTACTGCAGTTTTGATATTGTTAACTACATTCGTAACAGTCGTTTTAATTGTATTCCACGTATTTGTTAAGAATGTCTTAACTGCATTCATCACAGTTTGTATTGCATTCCGAATAGCAGTGAAAGCCGATGAAATAAAAGTCTTTATTGCATTGACAACATTCGTAACAACTGTCTTGATAGCATTCCAAATAGTACCTATGAAAGTTGATACTGCAGTAAATACTGTTGTAATCACATTCTTGATATTATTAAAAGCAGTAGTCACAAACTGAACAATAGCATTTATAACAGTCATGAATACAGTTTTAATGCCATTCCAAATTGTTGTAAAGAATGTACTAACTGCAGTGAATACCGTTGTTGCTATACTATGAATAGTATTTATTGCATTCGTAAAGAATGTTACAATACCATTCCAGATATTCGTGAAGAAAGTTTTTATTCCAGTCCAGATCTGTTCCCAAGAAGTACCAAACTTTTCTAAATATCCTTCCAACACATTGAATATAGCCACAAATGGAGCAGTGATAATACTTAAGAATCCATTCCACAATGACTTAAGGCCTTCCAAGAACAATGACCAGTCTCCATCTTTGAATCCTTTAATAATACCACAAATAACCTGAACAACACCAGTAACTACATCAACCACACCACCAATCAATCTTCCAATGTTTGCAAAGATCTCAGAGATGATCGGTTCTAATGCATTACATATCCAATCCCAAGCTGCATATATTGCCTCACCTAAGCTCGAGAAATTGAATCCAAGTGAATTGATTGCTGCAGTTATCTTTTGACCTGCCTCTTCAAACTTAGATCTTATTCCATCCCAGATACCAGTTATCTTATTTCTAAAATCTTCATTCGTTTTCCACAAGTGTACAAACATAGCAACCAATGCTGCAATCACTGCAATAACAGCAACTACCGGAGCAGATATTCCACCAATAGCAGCAGATAAACCTGTGAATGCAGTTTTCAATGCAGCAAAACTTGTTTTGAGTGTGTTGAATGTTTTTAACATCGTGGCTAAGCCAGTAAGAAGCTTTCCACCTACAAGAAGTAAAGGACCAATTGCAGCAGCAATAGCGGCTATCTTAATGATGTGTTCCTTTTCCTCTTTACTCAAGTTACTAAACTTCTCAACCAACTGTTGTACCCAACCAACAAACTTCTGAATGTATGGCATCAGAATATCACCTATCTGAATTGCCAAGCCTTCAAGAGCAGATTTAAGAATTGTAAGCTGACCACTTAAATTGTTGAGCAATGTATCAGCCATTTCTTTTGCTGTACCATCACAATTGTAAAGAGCATCCTCATAACCTGCAATTGTATCAGTACCCTCATTCAAGATCTGGTTTACACCTTTGATTGAATCTGCTGTGAATACAGAAGATAATGCAGCGGCTCTTTCAGCAGAACCCATACCATCTGTAGCCGATTCAACATCAGCCATAATATCAATCAATGAACGGAAGTTACCATTCTGATCTCGTACTGCAACTGATGTATCACCAATCTGAATAGCACCATTTTTCATATTATGAGTAAGATCTCTCATAATAGCAGAAAGCTGTGTACCAGCTTCAGAACCTTTTGTTCCCTGGTTTGCCATTGCTTCAAGTAATGCTGTGGTAGTTTCCATTGTCTGACCACCAGAAGCCATTGTAGCAGCACAGTTTCCAAATGCATCTCCTAACTGCTGAGTTGATGTGTTTGAATGTGCCTGAGCATAAGCCATCTGGTCAGCCATCTTACCAGCATCCTTAGCCTCTAAACCAAATGCAGACAAGTAGTCAGTTACCATATCTGAAGCCTGTGCTAAATCCATATCAGAAGCAGCAGCAAGATTCAATACACCATCAAGACCAGACACCATCTGATTCGTATCCCAACCAGCCAATGCCATATAACCTAAAGCATCAGCAGCTTCAGAAGCAGAATAACGAGTGGTAGCACCCATATCCTGTGCTTTTTGTCTTAATGTTTGGAAGTCCTTTCCTGTAGCACCAGATAAAGCCTGTACTTTTGACATACTCTTATCAAAGTTAGCAGTCGTATTTACTGCTGCAGTTCCTAAAGCTACTACAGGAGCAGTTACTGCTGTTGTCAATGTTTTACCTGCACTGGTCATTACACTTCCAACACCTTGTAAACCAGACTGGAAATGGGAAGACATACTATTCATTTGTGTTGAAGCAGCTGCATTAGCCTGCTTTAATGCACTTGTAAATTTTGATATGTCAAGGTCTAGATAACCTTGGGCAGTTCCAATATCAACAGCCATTCCTTTACCTCCTTTCTGGTTTATACAAAGGATGTCCAGCCATTACCAAAGCCATGGCAGAAAACAATGATAACAGCCAGACATACTTTACTCATACTGCTTGTACATATCTCTGAATGATTTGTATTTTCGACTGAATCTTGGCTCTTCACCAGATTCTATCTTTTGGATTATATATCCACATGCCTCATCTAAACAGTAAGCCGTATACGGATCATCAATATCCATTAGCTCCGAAGGACGGCATTTGTACATGTTCCTAAGGCTGAGCAACGTTAGGATTTGTTTCGATGACACGAAAGGGTTCTAACGCTTTTGTACCTACCTGTGTATAATTGAAGATTGCCATCATCTGATCATCTGTAAGTTCAAGACCTGCTCCTTCAATATCAGCAAGTGTAGGCTCCATCAAAGTACTTTCTGCAATGATATGACACACATCATACATATCAGCAAGCATCTTTGTATTATCAACATCCATTCCTTCTCCACCTTTTGTGAAAAGGCTTGCTGCTGCACTCATAAGTGTGTTGGGAATCTTTCCCTGCTTAGCAAGAACCAGCATACTTGGTCTTCTTACACGAGCAACCAAAGGCTGTCCTTCAGCAAAATCAGGAAGCTGTACAACCTTTCCATTTCTATAGGACTGCAGATCTGCAACCGTAGTGATTCTTGCATTCATAGCAACTAAATTATTATTATCCATGACATTTTCCTTTCTCAATCTTAATAAACAAGAATAGCCAACCCAAGTGCGCAATTGTTATTGACACTCAGGTCAGCTCTTGTTTCATTTACCTTTTTTAATTAAGCCGTAGCCGTTGCAGTGATAACAACATTACCTGTTACCTCAGCAATTGAAACAACACCGCCTGCATAAGCAGTAGCAGTAATATCAACTCCACCCATCGTAACCGTTACATCACCAAGAGTATAGGTGTCATCTGCTGTCAGAGTAACACTCAGCTGATCATTGGTGTAAACCGTTGCTGTAGTATAGTTAGATACCACATGAGTAAGATTCTGGGTTACAGAATAAGTACCCGGTCCTACTAATGTAGGAAGTGCATCAACATAACTGATCTGATAAGGATATTCACCAGTATTCGGAGCAGAATCAATAGTATACTCAGGAGCTCTGAATGCACCATCCTCAGCACCAAATGCAACCGGCTGTCCTGTACAGTTCGGATAACTGATCTTCTCATACTGAACAATCTGACCTGCTGCATTGTACTGTGCAGAATAAGCATTCAGAATGAATGTTGACCCCTTATCAGCAGATCCAGCAGCCGGAGGATTATATCCAATGATCTTTGAAGTGTCAACAGAATCATACAGAATATATCCACCCTGAAGAATCAGTACTAATTCCGGATTGAATACATTATCATGAAGTGTGATCTTATTACCAGTTACAGTTCTGATTGCTTTCTTCTGAGCTCTTAAACGGCCCTTAACAACCAGCTTAACTGCATCCTCTTCTTCAACCTGAGGCTCAACTTCAATCTGATTTGCAGTATCAAATCCGAACTCATCTGCTCCAACCTGAATTGTAACTAACTCACAATCGATTGTAGCAATCTCGGCTTTTGAAGCTCTTGTAGACATTACAATTTACCTCCTTATAATTTCTTGTAATTTTTGTACTCAATGCTTACCATGTGAGCCTTCACACTATCATCATAATAACTTGGAGTTTCATGACCCTGTGGATGAAATATAGGAACCAATTCTTTCATGTGTTCTTTTACTTCCTGGACCATTGGCTCAAGTTTACTATAAGATTGTTTTGGAACATAGCACATGACTGAGTACAAGTCTACATTTGAGCTAAAGCTTGAGTGCTTTGTTCCTCCATCATTTTTGATTACAATATACGGAGCTTTACACTCACCAGATTTTGTACCCGGAAAGTTTACATCGTATCCGCATTTTTTGAGATGTCGATACAAGTCCTGCAACCTGCTATCGGCATACTCAAAGGTACTTGTATCAATTGCCATTTTACACCTCACACGATTATCTTAGAGATGAGACCTGACATACCCTGAATTACCTCAGGACCTTTGATATTTAATGTTGGACCTATAATGGCATAATTCTTACTATGTGCAAGTTCAAGCCAGATACCATAGTCTACACCATGTGCCAATGTCATACGAATGGTATTTTCATCAGGCTGGGAAACTTTCGTATTCAGTGTGGCTTTTGCCATATTAGTCCTATCAGTCCAGGGACGATTCAATTTCATATAGGCCTCTACCTCACTTGCTTTTGTATTCATATACATCATCATTGCTGCAGCCACTTTCTTTTCTGCTGCTGCAAGTTTCTTGGCGGGAGTTGAGTCATTCCAGTTGATTGTCAAACCAGTACCATTAGCTTTGTACGACATCAGTAGCCACCTCCTCCAAAGATAGATCACCTATTATATTCCATTCCTGTATGTTCACCAGAGACACCACCTTGAGGATTCTATCGTTCAAGTATAATTTATCACCTAACTGTAAGTTAAGCGTTTTGGCGTCCTCATAGATACACAGAATCATAGGCAATTTCTTAGTCCTTATTTGAGTTGTGTCACCTGTTGTTAACTGAACATTACTGTTCTGCTCATGATACAAGCCACGTAATGAACCAACTTCTGTTTCATCACCACTCGGTTCACCAAACTCATTTAGACTTGGCCTCATGAATGTATATGTTTCACCACTTCTTCTTATCTCACGTTTTATTTTGTAAGCCTCAAACTGTTTATTTATCATGGGCCACCTCCTTTATACACCAGCAAGTGTACCAGAATTGTATGACCTATATCTTGAAGCTAAACGTTTGAAATATCCGGATGTGTCCTGAGTATTCAAACCACTAACGGATATTGTGGAATCTTCCGACTTAATGATTAAAAGCTCATAACATGTAGCATTAAAATCATTGTTGTTTTTCTCAAGGTAGTATTGGATTTCAGAATCCTCAAAATAGGGAGCCTGTTCTTCACGGATCTCTACCTTGATTCTTTCAATATCCGTCATAGGCATCCTCCTTATTTACTCAGCATCTTCAAGGAACTTTCTGATACGGCCCTTTGCTTCCTTTGCATTCTTTGTACCGGTGATGTCAATTCCCTTTGCTTCTGCAAAAGCCTTAACCTCGGCATTTGACCACTGACCGATAGGCTTTTCTAACAGAGAATCAATCTCATTATCTTCAACAGGAGTTTTAACCTTTTCCTCAGTAGGAATTACCTCATCAGCAATAGGTCTATAACCCTGATCCTTGAAGATAGTATTATAAGCACCTTCTGTGACCTCAATCACAGCCACGCCATTTGTACATTTTACCATTTTTATTACCTCCAAGAAATAGACCGGAGGCCGGTGTGTGGGGAACTTCCTCAACTCCTGGACACTCCGGTACGTTCACTTATCTTAGGCAGCCACCGTAGACATGATGTAGATATGATCAGCCATCTCAAAGGAAGGTAAGCAGATCATTGTTACCTTTGTCTCAACGTTTACAGGATCAGCCTTCTGAACAGTCGTAATTGCAACACCTGTATCAACAACAGATACGTTTGCAACAGAACTTGACATAAGGTCAGATTCCTCAGGAGTGGTACCAAACCAAGTGTTACCAAGATTTCCTTCAGGGAACAGAACTAATGTGTTCTCAGGCATGAATGCTGCCTGATTGCCTGCATCGTTGATGTATCTCTTGCTGTTTACAACAAGTACAAGACCATCAAGCTGATCTGCAATATAGTCAGCAAGCTGACGATCATTGACAGCACCTACACCGTTGGAGAGTACGAAGATTGCCTTCTTGATAGAAGCATTGTTGCGGAGATTTCTCCATGCCTTCTGATCAATCATACCACGAGTAGGCTTAACACCGGTAGCATCATATACTGCCTCCTGAGCAAGACGAATATCCTCAATAGGATCAGAATTCGTTGTATCACTCCAAGATATAGCAGCATTGCCCTTCTGAGCAGCAGAAACACCATAATCAAAGGTGAATGTCTGGCCATTGCTTGTCATAGAGATAACACCTGTAGTAAGTGCCATCATACGCATCTGCTCACGACGAGCTCTTGCGCCACGAAGGAGACGAGTCTCATCGTCAAAGATCTTCTGCATAACAGAATCGATGTAGGCCTGATTACCGGTCTCAAGAACCATGTTCAGCTGCTGTCTGAGTTCCTCATCGATGTATGTGCTCTCCTTGAAGAAAGGCATCTCAGCATAAAGCTTTTCGAAGCCGATTCTTGTACGAGGAACTGCATGTACGTCAAATGCAGATACCTTCAGAACAACGGGAAGGCCCTTTGCTCCTTTGAGCCACTTAAGGTCAAGACCCATCTTCTTGTCATCCGGGAAAAGCTCTTCACAAGGATAAGGAGCCTCATCCTGTACAAGCTCACTCCAGTAAGCAGACAGATTCTGACTTGTCATTAAATCAAAAATAGTCATTGTTTATTTTCCTCCTTATCTTATTTTACGCCTTGATAAACGTAATTGCACCGATAGTATTTACACCGGCAGTAACCTTTGCCTGGACATCAGTGTCAAGACGATTGATGTTAACAACACCAAAGTAAAGTGCTGTACCATTCGCATCACCCTTTGTTACATCAACATCATGCAGAAGTACTGCATTTGCAGGAACTGCCTCTACAGGCGGATCAGCCTTTGCATCACCTTCAGTAGGTGCCACAGCAGGTGACTGCAGATTAGCAAAGTTAACCACAATCGGTGTACCGGCCTTAGCAATCTTCTTACCATTTGCATCAGCTGTTGCAACAATTGCATCATCGACAATGCAACCAACAGAAGCCTGTAACTCAACGTTAGCAAGAATCTGCTTTATGTTGCCATAGTTTGTGGAAGTTATACCACTTCTATTAAGCATATCTTATTTCCTCCTTAAAATTATTTTGACCAGTAAGACTTCTTTCCGGCATTTGACTTACGGCTTGCAGCCAGTCTTGCACCAAGATTCTTACTTTCGTCACCTTTATCCTTTGAGCCAGACTTAACGGAACTACCAGTTCCCTTCTGACCAATTTTGGCCTTTGAATCTTTACCGTCATCACCAGATCCATTTTCAAACCAGACAGGATATTTTGTCTTAAGTTCTCCAAGTGCTGTCTTGATGTCAGTACCTTCCTCATTAGCCACTTTACCAAGAGCAAGAGTAACAGCATCATCTACAAACTGTGCCTGAACACCTAACTGCATAGCTTCAGCCTTAGCCTCAGCAAGAGCAAGTTTGTGGTTTGCCTCTTCAAGTGCTGCATTATTAGCTGCAATTGATTCAGCTTCCTTCTGAGCATCAGTTTTCTGTGATTCAAGAAACTTCTTTACAGCCTCAATGGACTTCTTATCACCCGGCTTAATGCCAAGTTCATTGTAAACAGAATTAGCACCCTGTTTCTTTTCCCTTGTCATCATCCGATTGACGTCATCCTGTGTGAAAGTCTTTTCACCTTTGCTGTCGTTGTTTCCATTGTTATCACTAGTAGACTGACCACCGTTGTTGTCATTGCTACCTGTTTCTCCAGTTGCACCTGCATTGTTCTGGTCCTCTGTTCCCTGACCCTCTTCTAAAGCCTTATCTTCATCAGCCATTCTGATATTCTCCTTTCATAATTCACATCCATGAAAACTCATGGTAGTTAAACGTCCTGATTGTTTGGCATCAGGTTTGCCTTGACTATGTCTTCATACCAATGTTTGGTCATTGACAAATGGTCTTTAAGACGTTTCTGCTTTGCCAACAAAGAAACATATTCGTGTTGATTTCTATCGATTTCTTCAGGGTTGTTTTTACCAACAATTTTCTGCCATCTAGCTTTTTGTTTTTGAAACTCAACCTGCAATTCATGAGTTCGTCTATCTCTTATTTGAATTATAAATGGAACACCACAAAATGGACACCGATAATAAACTACACCTAACTGCAAGTTTCCATTGATACTCAGATCACTTGTATATATTTTCACAGTCTGCCAAAGGAATTCTTTTCCACATTCATCACAAATAATCATTTCACAAATCCTATCTTTACTGAACGGCCTGTTGAATCAACAAACCACTGATTGTTGTATTTCTGCATAAGCTTTCTCCTTGATAGTGCAAGGTCACTTGAATTCCTCTTGTACTTAGACTGTAATTTTTTTGGTATGCCCTGCCCACGCTTTTTGAATTTTGCAATTCTTGCCAAGATTTTTGAACCTTCAACCAGTAACTGATTTGTCTTTACATCATCAATCTGGCAATAATGGACTCTTCCACACTTTGGACAATCGTAATGTGTTATCCACATTGATTGTTTTCCTTCAAACCGATATTCTTCTTTCTTGAGATTAGAAGGAGTAACCGCAATTTTTTCTTTGCAATTTAAACATTCTGCTTCAAATGCCAAACCATTCATTTAATTTTTGCCTCCTACCACCTATATATTATAGTATATCACATTTCAAACTATTTGTAAATAGGTAAATTGAAATTTATTTGTATTTATATTTTAGGCTTATATTATATTGCTTACTTATGATATACACCAGGTGAACCAGAATGACGCAGGTTGAATCCATTTTATTTTGCCTTATAAATTATTGGCTTAAGTACAAAATGCCTTAGGATCGATTCTGGTGGATTATGGCATATGCTGTAAATTCATCAAGCTTTGACTTTACATCTTCATCAAGCTGTTTAACCCACTTCACCGGTATATTATCAAAACCATATATGGCACCACCGAGGCCACCAGTAATAGCAGCCACTGTATCAGTATCTCCACCATCATTTACAGGGCGTATGATACAATCCTTAAATGATGTTGACCAATTCACATAATAGAATACATTGTTCAAAGCATCTATTACACAACCTGTATTGTGCATTAGGTTACTTGGTCTTGGAATCCATACCCCATGTCCAAGTTCAATAGCACAATCAATGACATCATTATATAACCTCACACAAGTGTCATTTGTTTCATTATTATGTGTAAGCTTCTGCTGAAATGTATTTTTATCCCTATCTCCAACCAAAGCACATGGTAAAGCTCTCATCAAAGCACCATTCCCAAGTGCCTTATCATTTATAGGAATGTGTAAACCTCTCATAAGATAATTGATTCCCTCTGCACATTGGTTGCCTACATCCGGAGGATTTGACTTATACCACTTGATGAAATTATCAATGACTGATTTCTCAAAGTTGCCATACATCAAAGCATCCATAACACACATTGACATCTGAGTGTCGTCAGTTACTTGACCTGCCTTAAGACCAAGCCAACCACCACCAATGATTTCATCTACCTGGCCATACCTTGCTTTAATCTGGTCTGATGTCATAAATTCGGTGGTTGCACCCATTGCATCACCAATTGCAAATCCATATAGTGCACCTTTTATCCTGTTTTCTAAAACACTTTTCATAGAATCACTCTCCATTCTTCTTATGATATTTGCAATCAGCACCATGAAAGATAATGTCGTTTGGCTTCCACTCATCCTTATACATTTCACAATGGCTGATATTGCCTGGAATCTTTGTATCATCAAATGCATAGATACAGTCCTTACAAACTGTATCTGCATTTGTGATTGGCCTCATAGCCTGCTGTTCACTTTTAATTCTTTCCTCAAGACTCATTTTCTTTTCCTCCTTTTAATTTATAAACATATCAACATGAGAGTTTCTATATGTTGATGTTTGACCATCTGCAAAGTGAAGAACCAGATACTCATGAAACTCATCAATACTTGAAGCATCAGATTCAGATTCAATTTCATCCGCCTCGATACCACCTTCAATCAGATCCCAAGCAATCACACCAGTGTATATCACCTTCCTGATTTCACCAAGGTCTTCAAGTGATTTTGCATTGTACTTGCAGTTCTCATAAACCTCAAGCTTTACTTCTGCATCCTTCAGATTCCTAATAAATAAAGTTCCTGTGTAAGTGTTCTTCATGATTGTGTCCTCCTAGACATTTATTTTTATTTGTTGATTATACTATAACACATCCCAAACAAAAAGTAAATAGGTATTTTGAAATTTTTATAAAACTATTTCAAGAAAGACACGAATTGATGAACCCATATGACCATCTGACTTCTCAATCCTGAGACACCTTACATTTGTCTGTGCATTTAATAGTGTTTCACCTTCTCCTGTTCCAAACTGTGATATATTCATAATTGATGAAGCATGTGTCCCTTTTGGAGCCTTGAAGATAATTTCCACATCACCAGGAAATCCTCTTTCATAGAGTGATGATGTAGAAGTGAATGAGGCCATTGTACCAGTAGCACCTTGAAACATTGCATTTAATTCCTCAACTGACATATTTTCAAGCTTTCGTACATTCTTATTAAAATCACCTCTCATGAATGCACCAGCAATATCACCAAGGTCTGTCCCTCTCCTGAGTACATAGTCCTTATCAAGTTCTACTTTACTCAAGCCTTTGATCGCCTTTTTAACAGAGTCTAATTGTCTTTCAGTGATACCTGACTCCCTGATTGCTTCCTCCTCTGAAAGTCCTGCATTTTTAAGCCTTAGGTATGCATTCATCGGAGTGTATGATGAACCTGTATATCTTTTGATTCCTTCTATACCTTCATCACCAATCTGCTTAAGCCATGCCTTTTCCCTTTTAAGCATATCAGACTCTGTTTGTGATTTGATAACCTTAAACATTGCATCCTTATCAAATTCACCAGGCTTCATTGCCTTTGCAACCTTTACAGAACCAGTCTGTACTTTCTTCTTAGGCTTTACACCAAGCAATGTTTCATCATAATATTTATGTAATTGCTGGTACGGATGCGGGTCACCCCAGCTTGTTCCCATTGACTGAAGGATTTCACCGGCATCATCATAAGAGATTTTATGTGACCATTCATCAAAGTCTTTTGGCATATGGTCTGAACTGAATCCATATTTTGTGAGATACTTTTCCTGTGCCTCAGTAAATGCCTTCTTATCAGAATAACCAGCCCAACTCTTTAATTTACCAAGGTTCTTTCCATCACCATCATAAACATTTTGGACATACCACTTATCCCATGATGTAGCACCCATTTGTTTCTTAAGCATTTCTGCTTCCATTTTCTGATAGGGTGTTACATTCTTCCAATAAGCACCTGGAGAGACTTTTGAATGTCCATATTTATTTATGAAGTCCTCCATCGTTTTAACAGGCATTGCTTCATATCCAAAGTTGCTTGCAAATGCATCAACCTCAAGGTCATATCCATCTGGATTATTTATCCAATCAGCAAGCCTATCAACCATCTTCTGATTATCCACATTAGGAACCATGGTACACATTCCATTAGGGTGGTCCATTGGAAGTTCATCTTTTACATAATGTTTTCCATCACGCTCTGCACATAACTCACATGTTCTCGAACCATTTGCAACCCAGATATAGTCCTCAACAAAAGGATTGTCCTTTGTCACAGCAATGAAACTTTGTTGGTAACCATGTTGAGCAAGAGTTCTTACAAGTCTTTGAGCATTATAGTCAACTGACCTCTTATATATCTTTACACCATCAGGCATCTTAAGATTCCATTGCTTGGCCTTTGAGGGACTTACATATGATTCAAGCAATTTTGAAATATCATAAGCAGACATATTCTGAGCAAGTCCTTTAGCAACGATTCCATAAATGTCTTTAAGCGTTTTTTCATTGTCAGTCCAAATAGCTTTAGATAAACTCCAACCTGATTCATATATCTGACCAGTTATTAGTCTTCGCACTGTCTGATCTGGAACACTAACAAATGCAGAGTTTACACCATCAACTGGAAAACCAAGTCCAATAAGCCATTTGTTATTTGCCTGAACCACTGCATCAGAAACTTTATATATGCTATCCTTAGCAATTCCATAAACCTCATTTGAGATTTGATGACTCGTTGCTGTAAGCTGTGCCTGAAGTTGTCTCATATTTTGTTCTTGTAACCATGAGCTAGCATTTGTTTTGGTTTTGTAGTATAATGCCTTTTCACCAATCTCATCTGCCCAATCAGAATACAGCTTAGCAATTTCTTTTTTAGCAGCATCAGTAATGGCTGCTTTGGCTTTATCAGCACTTTGAAATATAAGCTTATTACCAGCCATTACTTACCTCCTTAAGAATCCCTTCTCTTTCTCTTCTTTTTATCCTTTGCACCTTTAGGCCTTCCACGATGTCCTTTACCAGATGACCTTCTTCTTGATGACCTTCTTCTTGATGACCTTCTTCTTGATGATTTCCTTTTCCTTGTTTTCTTTGGCTTTTGCAATGAAGGGTCAGCTTTGATTTTATCGAGTTCACTGAGATACAATTTCTCAAACCAAGCTTTAATCTTTTCTTTTCTTTCTTTATGCTGTTGTCTCAGATCAGCAATCTTTTGTTTATAAGTTTCCTTCATTGCTTTTCTTTGTTCTTTTGACATTGCTCTTAATTCTTCACGAAGCTGAGCAATCTTTGTTTGCATATCCAACTTTTCAGCATCATAATACTGTTGTCTGTAATTTCTTATATTCTGTTTTACATTACGGGCAATTGCTTTTCCTTTGTCACTTAAACCAGCCGTCGATCTACGTTTTGCCTTTGCTTTTCTTTCAGCCTCATCTTTGGCAGTTTGTTTGGGGTCGTAATATTTTGACTTATATGCCACATTACACCTCCCATTACCAATTGTCTATTTCTTTATCAAGTTCATCTAAAGCAGCTTGAATATCAGAATCATCATAATCATCCACATCTGAATCATCGATGTCTTCGTCCTCAAATGTTTCATCCTCAAATGTTTCATCCTCATCAGAATAATCATCTGCCTCTTCATCATCCTCAGGATATGGTTCGTCATCCTCACCAATAGCCATTGCAGAATCCTCAAGGATTTCTCTTTCCTTTGCCATCTGTTCAAGCTCTTCCTGAACCTCATCATCAGTGAGATTTCTCCATTTCTTCATGTATGCCCTCTTAGACATAACCTGGGACTGAACCTCACTAAGGTCCATATTCTTTTCCTCAATCTCATCTTCAGGAAGTGGAGTATTCTGGGAAACACTTACTTCATAAGCAACCGGTGTCATTGGATAATCAACATACTTTGTAATTGTATTCGGATATTGCAATGCACCCTGAATAAGTATCTCAACCATCTTACCAAGCTGCGGCCCCCACATTTTCATTTTCTCTTTACACCGAACAATCAACGGCCAGTAAATTGCTTTAAGTGCTTTTCCAGAGGTGATTGCTCCTGTCATTGTTTCAAGAGTAATGTTAGGCATATCGATCTGCTCATAACCTACTGTCTTGATTCTATCAAGGCTTGTTTTCAAAGCATCTGAGTAAGACATGTTACTTTCGAGGATTCCTACCTGAGGACTTGGGTGATCTAAGTTCTGGTCTGACTGTAAATCCCAGAATGAACCTGCACTTGAAGACAGATTAGCAGTTGACCTATTGTCCATATCAATTGAATACTTCGTAGGATTCATAGACTTACGTTCTGCATCTGTATCACCATTTGCAAGTTTACTATAATACTGCTCATAATCTTTAAGCAACTCTACCTCAGACTCACCCTTTTCATCACCAGTCAATCCATCATTTATCATAATGACTGCAGGAATACAATCAAGTTTGATTGGCTGCTTTTCGGTAGGCTCATACTCTTCAACAGGAACCGGTCTACCAGCTCCATCATAAAGGCCTTCTTCAAGATATACTATACCATTCTCCAATGTGTACTTCTTTTTGAAGATTCGTTTTACTGCCTGCTGTGTGCTATCCTTTACAACAATGAAACAAACGAACTTGGTAAGTACATTGCTATTTCCAAGCTTTGTCTCATATAAGAACTGTGTTGAGGGAAGGAATGAGATTGTTACACCATCTTCCTCATTGAAGTTCAAAAGACATGCAACCCTCTTTCCAATGAAACAATCCTTTGCTGCCTGGATTAAGATCTTCTCAAATGTATTGGCATCAAGCACACTCTTTAACAGATCATTCCAAGCAGTAAGATTGTCCTTTGCCTCCTGACTTACCATTCCTACATCACCCTTAGGCTCAATAACAATATCAGGAGTTTCTGCAAATAAGAATCGTGCCTCTTTATTGATGAGTGAAGCAGTCATCTTATATCTTAATGTAGCAGGAACATAGTCACCGTTAGATCCTTCAACAGCAAAGTCCTGTCCCTTCTTATAGATTTTATAGAACTGACATATTTCGGTAAGCTCAGCTCTTACATCCGCTGCATTATCCTCCACTTCCTGATTTAATAAAGCATAAGGAATTCGATTGAATGCAGTTAGTACTTCAACACTGTTCATGTTTTCAACTTGCTGAGCTTCTTCACTCACAATCTTAGACATGACCTTTTAAAACCTCCTTGACAAATATGCCTGAGAACTGAATCCCGTATGCAGAACACCATCAATTGCCACCTGAATGTATAACCACTTTACACCATTAGCAATTGAATAGTAGCCATAATTCTTAACTACTGTTCCCTTGGGAATCAGAACCAATGCTTTCTTGTTTGTACCTGCATCATTACGACAGTACAGATTTGCTGTTGTCGTATAGTTACCAGCCAGTGACTTATCATAGCTTGTAGCTTTTGCTGTTGCAGTTACCTTCTTTTCTGTAGGCTGTTTCTGAGACTGATTCTTGTTAGTAGTAACATGAGCACTACCGTTTAAGATTTCATTTACCTTAGCCTGCACTTTTGCATAATCATAACCAGCTTTCTGCAACTGCTGTTTACGATATTCACCAGATCCCCATGTACCGGCAATTACTTCCTTAGCAATAACATCGATTGACTTATTACCGGACTGTGTTGTATTCGTAACCACATTATCAGTATACTTAGGAACAATGAATCCACGAATGAACTTACCCTTGATAGACATTGTTCTCTTCTTTACTGAGTTAGAATAGTTACCCTCTACAACAACAAAATAACCTGCATCAGAGTTTACCTCTACAACAGTTCCTACATGGTCCGGACTTCCTGTATTATCACCAATACCAGAATCCTGCCAATCATAAAGGACTGCATCACCAGGCTGAGGAATATAACTATCATTCTCCCGCCAGCAATTCATTTTCTTTGCTACCTCAATGAGATGGTAACAACTGATCTCAATTGGAATGACCCGAGTATAACCTAACTTAATTGCTGCAGCTGACCAAGTACATGCACACCATGCCCAACCGTACTGCATTTTTATACCACGAGGAAGCTTACCAGTGAAAGAATTGTATGTATCGATGATTGTTTTATATGAACCATCTGCCTCATTCTTTCCAAGCCAGCTTGTAATTAAATCCACCATCTTTTGTCGTGAATACATATGAACTCCTCCTTTACCTTTCTTGCCACCTTTCTTAGCACCACCACACTTAGCCATGTTACTCACCTTCCTTTACTTCAGGAATACCAGCAACACTAGTCAAGATACTTACCACACCGGCAAGCAGGCTAGCACTGCCAACCATTACCCAATTCACTTCGCCCATGGTAGCAGAAGCACCAATAGTTGCGATAGCAGTCTGGGCAACAGTCTTGATTGCACGAACACCAGCAGCCTTAAGCCACTTAACAGTATTCACATCAGGCTTAAACACACAATTCTTAAGCATGTTTCGTTCCTCCTTATTCTTCATCGTGGTCTCCTTCTTCCTCCATTTCTACTATTGAACTTTCTTTCTTTCAGATCAGCAACTGTTACTGAATCCAATGCATACCATATAGCTGAAAATGTGTGAGGGTCAATTGTGAATTCATCGTATATCACATTGCCCTTTGCATCTTTCTTATATGTAAGCCACTTCAGCTCTCGTATTGTATTCTTACATCTTGGACTTACGATTATTCTTTCAAATCGTTTTATCTTTCTTGTATTAGAAAGTCTTGACCCCGCAAACTTATTTCTACAAGCCCTGATTGTAAATCCCATCTGTCTGTAATAACTGATTGCTTTCGGATCTTCATTATCAGCAACAATTGTTTTATTGTACCCTTGCCTGTTATACATAGCAATGCGTTCTTTCAACTGTTGCATCTCTGGAAGATTAGCCATCTTATCATCAGTTATATGGTTAATATAGATCTCATCCCAGATGTACAATATAGAATTCTTTGTATCAACACTCATAGATACCACAGCATTGAATGATTCCTCAAAACCGAAGTCAAAACCAAAGTACATGTTCTCTGGACCTAACTCATCAATAGCACGTTTGAAGAATCCCGGTTGACTTGCAACACTAAGCTGAGGAAGTACTCTTGCACCTGCAGCTCCAAACTTACCCCATCTTGCAACCTCATACAACTGATAGTCATATTGCTTTATCTTATCTAATCGTTTGAGATATTGCCAAGGTAACCAAGGATTGTCTGTAGGAACTGAATGATGATAATATACACCATTACGAATAAGACATCGTTTAGCATATAGTTCATTCGGATCAAGTATTGTTATTTCCTTTCCTTCATTATCTAGCTTAACAAAGAAATGTCTGTACACCCAATTTTCAAAACCTACAGGATTGCAACTTAGTATGAAATGCATACTTACGTTTGGTGTTCGAATACGTCCTTGCAATTCTTCATAAGCTTCAAACTTAACTTCAGAACACTCTTCAATCCAAACTATCGAAACACCATTGATTGACTTTACCTTCTCTGGATTATCCATTCCCTTAAAGATTATTTCTGACCCATTTGGAAACTTAAATCTCAGAGGACTTTTTAGTGCTAATACTTTGTTTGGCTTTTTCCTAAACTCAAATGAATCCCTTGTCAACAGATTCATATCTTCAAGTATTTCACAGAACAATGAATAACATGATTCACTTATTGTTTCATAGACCTGTCTTACTACCAGGACCTTTCGTTTCTCTGCAAAACATTTAAGTACTATCTTAAAAGCTATATGGTAACTTTTTCCTGAGCCATATCCTCCAAGCAGAAGATATGTTTCATAATCCCAGTCAAATAAGAAGTCCTCGAAATGTTCAGCAACTTCCTTGTAGATTTTTCTGGCATTATTAGTAACTGCCTTTCGACCCATTGGAGTATAGACTGTTCCATTTCGATGGGCTCCCATATTTACTCATCCTCCTTCCAGTCATCAGGCCAGTAGTCTAGGTCTATTTCTTCAACCTTAGTTTTTTGTGGTCCTTTGTTCTGCTTTTTAGCAGCCTTTTCTTTTCTTTCTTTTTTCTTCTCTTCTTCAGTTTTCTTTCTTATACTGATAGACTGATTTACTGATTCCTGCCACTCTTTGTCTTCCTCTGTTTCTACACTATCAGAACTAGACTTCTTACTTCCAGCTCTTGTTACTGTTATTGAAATATCAGAAGACTCATCACCTAACTCATTTAAGATATTAGATCTGGCATTCATATTTTTCCATTTATCAGGAAGCCTGTTGTATAACCAAGTCTGACAAGCACTAATGTTAGGAGCTATCTCCTTAGTTACTGTCTGTTTAGTTGTCTCAACCATTTTACCATTCTTTAAGACTGTAATGATTGTCACTTCCTTTGTCTTATACCCTAAGGCAGACTTTAACAGAGCATTCTCAACCTGATAATCAACTATCTCTCTTCCTTTTGCTAAAGCTTTATGAATCTCAGGAAACTCTTTACGCCATGTTGTTAACTGCCTATTTGAGATTCCTATTCTTTGAGCAACATCAGCATAAGTATAACCATCTCTTGCCCAACATTCTAAAAGCATTAGTCTGTCTTCTGTTAACCATTCCTCAGGGTCAACAAAACTTTGTGTAGCCATTGTCTTGTTTCTCCTTTGCTTTAATCCTATAATATGTTTTACACGCAACTAAGCCTAATGCAGAAAATAGGTTTTCCACATCAGACTTAATTTACTAATTACTTAAATGCTGATCTCAACACTTAACGTGTCCTTTGAATTTTGTTTTGTTCCATTTTTATAATTATATCACAGATCAAAACAAATGTACACCATTATTTTATTTATTTTTTATTATTCTATATTATAGTGTCAAATTAGAATGGTCACCAGGGCTCACCAGAGGTCACTGGTTGAATTTTAATTATTTAGCCAATAAAATATATACCTAAAGCATAAAATCGTTTATACGGTCATCCTGTGGCCTTGTCATAATGCTCATAGATTTTATCTAATATCTTATTTGCCAAAGTATCACCTACACCTTTGGTTGATGTAAGCATCTTATTATAAAATTCCTCTTCCTCTCAATTGATTATCACATTTTCATCCGGATCAAATACAACACTTCCATCAGGTACATCTTTCATTGCTGTTTGATAACCCTTATTCCACATTGTATCTGCAAATGTTTCTAACCAACGACTAAACTCATTCTTAGTCATTTTCTGATGTTGCTTATACTGACTGAATGGCATTTTGTATTTACTCATTTGTAAAACCTCGTATTCTCTGATTTATATAAGAATTCAAGATTCTTACCATGCCAGCTATTTGCTGCTACCTCATCACTGGCAAATGCCTCAAAATATAATGCTCCACCAGAATAATCGTATTCTGATTGTTTTACTAATTTAACAGCATCATATGATTCTTGTGTTGGTTCTATATTCCACCAACTTCCACCAGAACATAGTGGACTGAATTGATAAACTCCATTATTATTCTGATATATTACTTCTTTTATCGTATCTGGGAATTTATCACTCTCAACACGATTAAGTACTACCATAATAATTAAAGACCTTGTTTGAACATTCTGATTTCCACCTTCACATTCAGCAATCTTAGCTAATAAATATTCTTCGTTCTTTGTCCAATTTCTTTTATATTTGAACTTTGGATAATGCTGAACTTCAATGGCTGATTCAGAACTATTTATTACTTCACTTTTTGTTTCTGTTTTTATTTCTTCAACAACTGTTGGTTCTCTTTTTATTATGTTTTCTTTTTCTGTGATAGTACCCTGGATAGAATATTCTTCAGGAACTATTTCTTCTTTCTGAATATATTTATTATTATTACATAGAAATAATACCATGCATGTTGGTATTATTATTGCATGAATCATCATCTGATTCTTGAATTTCATCTGATTCCTCACTTTCATCTGATTGTCTATGAGTTCTTTGGCATTCATCACAAATACCAAAGTCACAGTTTATACCTCTTGAGCATCTCAATCCTTCAAGTCGTGTAGGTTGCCAGTACATATATACCTCTCATAAGCGTCCAGGAACGTCATATTTGAACTTTATTTGATTAGCCATATATTTTATCAACTGATAACTTAAACTGTCTCCTGCGTCCTCCTGGACGTTCCTATAATAACTTCTTACGTTCCATCCAATCCTCAAGGTCACCCATATAGATGATAAGCTCTTCCAGTCTATCCTGTGGAATACTTACTTCACCATCTGATGAAACTTCAGTGAATCGTTTTGTAGGTCTTGGGATTGTTGTACCCTTACCAACCTTATTGGCAAATGATCTGAGATACCAGATAATAAAGAATGCCATGATTGGAATAAATATTTCTCCACCTACAGCAAATTTACCTCTTTTCTCAAAGCATGATTGGCCAACATATAAGCACAAATAAGGAAGCAGGATATTGATAAGTGCAGCAAAGTTTCTAAGATTATTTATAATCCACATTCCTATTGTCTGCATTATATCAATTACAACCTCAGTTGCTACTCTTAAATATTTCTTCATTCTCAGTTTCCTCCTGCCATTAAAGATTGTTCTCTTGCAAGCTTATCAACAAGCTCATTGAATGTATGACCTGCATGTCCTTTGATTTTGATGATTGTTACCTTTACATTCTTCTGTCTTAAGTTTCTTAAGTACTTATCAATCTTAAGCCACAAATCTTTGTTCTTAATGTCAGAACCTGTTGTAGTCTTCCACCCATTTATTTTCCATTTGACTAACCAGCAATTGTTGATAGAATTCACCACATAAGCAGAATCACTGTAAAGTTCATACTCATGATTCTTGTGTTTTGATAATGCACACATTTTCTCTAATGCCTTCATTACTGCAGTAAGTTCCATACGATTGTTCGTTGTTTCCTTTTCTCTACCAACATCTGTCTTACACTCATTATCAAAATTGAATACCATTGCCCAACCACCTGGTCCAGGATTCTTAGAACATGCACCATCAGTATATACTCTGACTAGCATTATTTTTCTTTACTCCTTTTCCGTGATAGTGCATAAAGCATAATAACAGCTTTACACATAAGTTCATATAAGTTCAATCCATAACATTTACCGAGTACTGAAAGATTCTTAGGGTCTACTACCTCAAACCTCCAAATTATGCCTTTCTCAGCTGCCATAATATCTGGTACAATTTGCCTCGGATACATATCATAGTTTCTGCATAACACCTGTAAACACTTTTCCAACTTATTCATTGGAATGTCATATTCATCTGAACATTTGGCTAATGGCTTAATTTGCCTTAGGACCGTTTGAATTATTTCTCTATTTTCACTGACCCTACAATCAAGGTCAAGTATTTCTGTTGTTTTCATCTTGGCCTCCTATAATGTAGAGTAGGTTGGCAAGCTTTTACACCTACCAGCCATGTTCATACTCATACATACACCGGTGGATTCATGAATTGACTGAACGGATCTGGATTAGATATCCCAGTCGTCGTCATCATCTTCCGGCTCTTCCTTCTTAGCTGCCTTTTTAGCAGGAGCCTTTTTCTTGGTCTCCTTCTTAGCAGGCTTTTCCTCTTCCTCTTCACCATCATCCCAGTCATCATCTGCATCATCAGATTCTGCCTTAGCCTGATCGTCCTTCATGAGGAGGTCCACGTATACAGCTGCCTTCTGCTTAGGCTTAACCTTGAGGCCACGCTTCTTGCATTCCTTGAAAAGATCCATTGCAGTCTTACCAGCATAAGGATTATCCTCAGTAGTTTCCTCCTCAGCATCATCCTCTGCCTCAGACTCACCAGCTTCAAGACCGTACTTCTCAATGTAGTCAAGCATCTGCTGCTTCCTTCCACCGCCCATCTTCTTAATGCAGTCCTTATAAACTCCTGCATCCTTAAGAAGAGCAATGAGCTGATCACCTGTCATCTTGCTGTAGTCATCACCTGCATCTTCAGACTTGGTAGCCTTAGCTGCCTTCTTAGCCGGCTTCTCATCAGCTTCGATCTCATCATCCACATCAACATCATTATCAGAGTCATCCACCTGGACTCCATCCTTAAGAATAGATTCGATCTTTCTTACAGTGATGTGATCCGGAAGAGCATTGATAAGTTCACCTGCTGCCTTGTCCTCACCGATACGAGCAAGGATATTTGAAGTCAGAGGGAATCTACGACCGATGTCTGTGATTGCTTCCTTGTTTCCTTTATTGATTGCTGCGAGTGCCTGTTTTACATTCCAATTCTGTGCCATGATTTTAATCTCCTTTTCATTTTTGATTAAGATGTTTGTTTGTTTTACCGGTCAACTGACCAATTCTATATGTAAGTGTCCTACACCAATCATATACCTATTATTTAGTAACTAACTGAAGTTTCTTTGCATCCCAGAATCTTACGTTTGACTTGATGAAGTTTGGATCCTCATCTCTACCTTCGATGTTAGGTGATACAAAGTATTCTGCAGCCTTGCCTACCACCTTATGAAGATTCTCAATTGAAGTCTTAACCTGAGCACCTGAATCTGTAATGAATACCAAGTGCTGTTTGGTTGTCCTCTTCAATGTTGCATATTCTCCGAAGTAAGTATGACCACTTCCACATTTTGCAACTAAGAACCTCTGTCCAATTGTTACATCAATAAAATTTCCACAATGCCAAACTTTCATGTTTTTGTCCTCCTTCTAGAGACTTAAGTTTTGGTTTCCAACCTTATGTTTGGTTGTTGATTATAGTATATCACATTACTTTGGATTTGTAAATACCCTTTTTGAAAAAATTTTGAGAAATTTTAAGTTTCTTCCTCATCATCCCAATCACCTTCATCATTCTTGGCATCCTCATCAAGTTTGATTGCAAGGTTGATTGCATCCCTTAACTCATATAACCCCTGTATGTCATCAACATGAAAAGCACCTTTCATAAATACAGTTGTTATCTTACCATTCTCATTAGCCTCAAGCTGCTGAGCAATTGTGAATCCACCTTTAGAGCAAGAACTGATCACAATATTCCTGGAGTCAGAGACTTTGGCTTTTGAGATCTCATTATATTCGATCCTATTATTCTTCGTCATTGTCATCCTCCTCATTACTTTCATCTTCCTCTTCAATCTCAGCTTCCATCAAAACCACAAACTCCTTATTGTCATCAGAGTTGAGAGGAAGCAGATTCAGGTTATCCATCTCAATGTAGTCATTAAGACCATTGAACTTAAGCTTGGATTCTCCATCACCATCAATCACAACCTGCTTAACACGAAAGATACCGAGCTTCATAGCTTTCTGACCAGGAATCTTTGCCTTGATGTTTACATCATTGTTAAGCATCTGCATAACTTTGATTGTGTTTACCAGCTCTGAGTAACCAGCCTTCAGATTGAAGTTAACTGATCCATTAGCAGAAACATTGTGTCCGTCATATCTTACCACTTCTTTTACTTTTACATTTACATTCATGTTGCACTTTTCTCCTTCTTATTGAATTTGTTTGCCATCTCATCTCGTAATTGCTTTCTAGCAGAATTACTTGATGTTATTACTTTCTTTGGAATACCTTCCAAAGGCTCCAGGAGCTCCCCTGGAGGATTTAGATTAAATAGGTTAGTATTTATACCTTCACCAGTTTTAAGATACTTGGAGACGTCCTGAATGTCCTCAGGCTTAATCAATAAGAATACCTCGTTAGTACTTAGAAACTGAATAGCAAAAACTGGTATTTTGTGTTCAACACCAGAATTATACTCCAATGTATGGATGTCTTGTAAATTGACTTTGATTGATTTAGCATCAGTGCTCTTTAACTGACACATACACTCATCAGATACACCATCCTCTTTCACAATCCATCCAGAACCAGAATTCGGAGTAGGTTCAAAACCTAAACTCTTCATTACTTCTGATTCATTCTTTCTATAAAACTTTCCAGATCTTTTTGCCATATTACATACCTCTTGTTATTTCACCGATCGTAAAATCGATGTTGCTTTTCTTTTGGACCTCTGCTTTCATACACATCTGAAAGTATCTCAATCCTGTAGCACAAACAAGAGTCAATGGCAAATCATCCTTAGGAAGTTCAAATCCTATGTAATACATTTGTGAATCAGCCTGCTCAGTTCTTGGGAATATCACCTGAGCTATCCACGTATGTTTTAAGACCTCTGAATCCAATGACCTATAAAATCTATACTCAACAGTCAAATCTTTATCCACGGTCATATTATACGTAAATGCTGTACAATCCTTGCCTTCGTATCTACGATTCTCTAATTCTTTAAGTTCGATCATATCAAATACTTTCCTTTCGTTTCTCTTCTCCATCTATCATGCACACCTTTTGCAATCATACTCAGATATTCTTTATCATGTTTGTTCAGTCGTGATGGAATATCAAAACCAGTACTACCATCAAAATCATAGAATGCATACCAGTATGTTGTTGCTTTACATTGTTCTTCAGAACTCTCTTGCATGAGTTTAACCAACTGATGTGATATATTGTCATAAAACCTATCAGACACACAAGATTCATTAGCCTCATAGTACATAATACTATATACTATTATTCTTCTTTGTAAGTAAGACATTTTAGTGGTATTACTCCAGTACTTACAAGGCATAACATCAAAGTTTATTCCGTGATCTGCATCACCATTTGTACTACATCTTACACCTTTCATTCATCATCACCTGAATCCTTTATATCAGATAAAGCTTCATTCAAAGATGTGTGATTTTCATAGTTTGATGTGTAAGAATTTCTCTTACGAATTATTGCTAAATCATGTTGTGATTTGACTTTACCATTTACACCACAAGTAGCACGTAGTGTTTTTGTAAATATCTGATCTGCACATCTATCACAAATAGTATGAATAGTACTACCAATCATCAGATCAAACATCTCTAATACTTGGCTACTGCCTTCTCCACATGTTTCACAAACTGAATCACTGTGTTTATTTATTCTCATTCTTATTTTCTCTTTTGCCATTTCTTAACCTCTTCATCCATGTCATAATCTTTCCATTCAAGAGCTTTACTCTGACCACCTTCAATCATAAGCTGATTTACTTTATTTGCTATCTTCACAGCAAGGTCATAATTGTTGCCTTCATAGAAATATTCTGTTTTACCATGTTTTCCATTGTGACAGCCTATTTCTATTTTGACAGAGTAAAGACCTTTTGCAGGTCTTCCTTTTGAAAGATATTTGATTCCGAATACACTCATATGATTCTTCTTTCAGAAGATTAAGTGGCTTATGCCACCTGGATCTCCTTAAGTGCTGTATGATATTTTGAAGAACCTGAAGGATTGAAAGTATTGATTGTGTCCTTGTCAAGACCTTTCATAACTGCAATCTTCATGATGTCCTTCATCTGCATTCCAGTTTTTTCAAGTTTCGTAACCATTGTAATGCATCTGTATGAGAATGTAGCTCTGATTCCCTTGTTGGTAGCTTCCTCTCTTAACTGATGAATGAAACTTACCAGATCAGAATTGTTCTTGGAGATTGCCATCTCTATTCTTAAGCTGTAGTCGAATTCGATGATTGCGAATCTATCAAGTGTTGCCTGATCTAAAACCATACGGCCTGTATACATCTCATCTGCACCAGATCCTACTGTGTTACCAGCTGCCACAAAATGTACATGCTTAAGATCGATTCTTCCATTCGGGAATTCAAAGTAACCATTTGCAATTGCTGCATTCAGAAGAACCAATACTTCAGGAATACTTGCATCCATCTCATCAAGGAAGAATACACAGTCATTGTCATCTGTACATGCCTTGTAGAATTCTGTTTCATGGAACTTTCCACCTGCATCAATGAATCCTGTAAGTTTGTATTCCTGCTGTACACTGTTGGAGAAGTAGAAGTCCCAACCAAGTTCCTTAGCAATCTGTTCTACTGTGTAGTTCTTACCAGATCCTGCAGGTCCTGCAAGATAAACCGGAATGTTGCTTTCCAAACAAGCCTTGATTGTTTCATACTGCTCATGGTGAATCTCACCTTTTGTTTCAACCTCAGGAATCTGAACTTTAGGCATCTCAATCTCTTTTGTCTGGATCTCAGTTCTGATCTTATCTGAAGTAGAACCAACCTGCTTAGCTGTACTTCTCTTCTTTACACCAGCTACATCATATTCTCTTGTGATACCGATAAGCTTGAACTCTGGAGTAAAAGTAACTCTGCATCCTGATACGATTGAGAAGTAGTTGTTGTTCTCATCCACATTGTACTTTCTGATGTATGTGTACTCCTTGGAATTTCCATCGAAGGTTACCAGCATGTAAGCTGTCTGACTTTTGAATCCCTTTTCAATGTGTGATACTTGAATGTTAACTTCCTGTGTTCTGTTCTCCGCCATGATTGTTTCCTCCTTCAACTGAAGATTTATGTTTGTTTTGGAAGTTTCCTTCCTTGTTATGATTATAGTATATCACAGTGAAAAGAGTTTGTAAATACTTTTTTGAAACTTTTTCAAAAAGTTTTAGGGTGGATTTTACCACCCCAAAGACTTATACCTTGTTCTCTCTTATGAGATCTTCCAGACTGTGTATGTTCTCTACATTTCCTCTGAACTTTGCGGGAAGGATTATCTCTTTATTGTAAACCTTTTTGATCTGTTCTGCAGTAGCTGGTCTTCCATAACCCCCAATAAAACTCTTTGTTGTATCAGGGCAAACCTCAATGAATCTGAAGAACAATCTTCTAAGCATTGAAGGATGAACCAGAGGAAATGCAAGCTTAGAAACATTCAGTTTCTCATTTGCATGTTTGATACATACTTTGCTAAACAATTGACGATCAGGTTCAATAGAACCAAGTGCAATACTAAGATTTACACGATAACCCATAGCCTCAAGCTTCTTTACTATCTGCATAGCCTTTACAGATTCCTCAATGATTGTTTCTGTACTTACATCAACATCATAACTTACAGACTTGGTTATGTTGATGATCTTCTGTTTAACTGGAATCATCTTTTGGCTTACCATATTTGTTGGAACACCAGCAAGATATAAAGGAACGATAGGCTGAAAACCAGCAACTGAATTCACCATCTTACGTTTGTTCACCATAGCATTCTGCTTTTCGTTAACTTGAAGCTTAGCATTAAGTTTCTTTGCCATATCAGGCCAGCCATATTTCATCAGGTTTACTGCTTCATCAAAATTGTGTGTCTGTGTAAAAGTGTAAGATTCATCAACTGATGAATGATGTGCCCATCTGAATGCTTTATTAAAGGGTGTATCACACAGATACTTGTAAAACTCATTGATACTATCAAACTCAAAGATTGATTTGATTCCATCCATTGTCTTTTTCATTTGAACACCTCCACTAAGGATTTAAGTATGTATTAGTATTACTATAACTATTATAACATAGAATAATACAGAAGTAAATACCCTATTTGCAATTTTATCGAGTAAATTTGTAGAATAGCTCTGGATGTGACTCTTTCCATTTCTTCTCTGCTTGTTTCTGTCTCTCTAATCCTGCCTTCCACTCAATATATTCTTTACAATAGCCATGACAGCCAATCTGCCGTTTTGGTGGAACACAGTCCTTACATGGTTCTTGATTAGCCATATTCTCACTCCTTCTAATGCTCTTCCTGTAGCTTTGATTTATCACCCACTACACCAAACATAGCAATAGCACAACTATCAGCAGCGTCATTGTCAAACATATACTTAGTGCCATTACTGCCTATGAATGTCCCTTTGGTTTTTCTGCCAGTTACTTCTTTCAAGATACTGGACTTAAAGCCTTGCTTATTCACCCATCTAACAGTAGGCCATTTCTCTTCTGGTACTCCATACTTATTTGGTTTTGGTTTAGAAGTACCGACAACTTGAGCCTTCCAGCACCTTGTGTCTACAGAATAGACTGGTATTTCATATTCAGCCATAGTATCTACTATCAAAGCATTCAAAGCACCTATTGATTTGATGTAATTGATATTTAAGAATCCCTGAGACTGAAGTCTTATACGCTCTATTATACACACAACAGAATCAGCCTTTGAAGTAACAGATCTAAGGAGACCATCAAGTGTTTTTCTTAATGCTCTCCTACGTTCTGTATTTGTTTCATAATGAGTCAAGTCTTTTGACGTGACCTTTTTTATTTTTCCATCGGCTATTATACTAATCCCAGTATTCTTATAGGATTGGTCAATGCCGATTATGATTTTATGATACATAATTGACCAACCTTCCTAAGCGTCAAGGAGACGATTTAAGGACCTTTATATTATTGACATATATTTTTATGGCTTATAAATTAAACGTCCTTAGGCTGTCTCCTGGGGGCCTTATGCTTATATATTATTTTACCTACCTTCCTGTACTTCCATAGCCAGAATTACCACGTTCATATACCCAATCATCAATTGAAATAACCTCAATCAATTCAGGAGTACTGATTGGTAAGAAAACAATCTGTACACATTTATCACCTTCAGCAAATACGTAATCTTCATCGCTGAAGTTATACAGTCTACACTTAATAGGTCCTGTGAAACCAGAGTCAATTACACCTCCACCACAGAATACCTGCTTCATAACATTCAGACCTGATTTACTTTCAAGCTTACCGAACCAGCCTTCAGGTATTCTGAAGTGTACACCAGTATCAATTACAGCACTACCATGAGCAGGAATAACTATGCTTTCTTTTGTTCTCAGATCTAAACCTGCATCCAAAGAATATCCCCTAACAGGCATATTAGCACCATCATCAAGGAACATCTCAATCTTCTTTATTCTTTTTATCTTTGACATTATATTTCTCCTTTAATTGTCTCCAATTCTAATACCACCACCATTTATATTCCAGCAAGCATTACGCATTGGACATGATTGGCAGCGTTTGCAATCCGGCTTCTTTGCATCAGTAGGACGTTTGACCATTTTGTGTTCTGTCATAACCCTTTTATAATAGTACTTTATTTCTTCAGCTCTATCAATAAACGGATCAACGATAGACTGATCAAAATCATACACCTCAAGCTTAAACTCTTGTGTATTCTTATCCTCCGACAAAACAAAGCCTTTATGAATGCCAGTCAAATACATATACCACTGACATTGTTTCCAAGCACTTGGATGTCTTGTCATGTGCTGAAACTGGAATGTATTTACTGACTTAATCTCTCCTATCATTTTCCCATCATAGAAGTCAGGTATTTCACAGATAATATCTGGAGTAAAGCTGATCTTAAATTTCTTATTGAACTGAGTAACATCAAGGTCATTAGCTTTAGAATAGCCAGCTCTTATAAACATCCTCTGCCACTTCTCATGGATCGCATTACCTTGTTCAAAGATTCTCATCAACCCTACATTGATCTGTTCACCCTGTAACTGTCTATATATTAAACTTAATACTTGCTGGCGTACACAAAAATCCTTATCACCAGTAATAAGTGCAGAAGCATGGAGCCCAATTCGTTCCTGTGTTTCTGCACCTCTTGTCATAACCTGTTTTACAAACTTAGATTCTTCTTCGATATTCTTTTCCAGATAGAATAAGTTATTAAGAATCTTAGAAAGTTCCTGAGCTTCACTGGATTGGATTATCGTTCGATTGCCTTTTGCCTCTTTCTTTATATCATCAACTAATCCCATTACTGTCCTCCAGTCAACTTCTCTTTACCATACTCTGCTATATCTATTAGTTTTGCTATTTGTTCATCTTCACAATCTTGTAACTCAATTGCTTTATTGCAATACCATAAAGCTTTATCAAGATCTTCTTGACCATTTTTGTGTTTATATCTCCAAACATATTTGAAAGCATTACACTTACAAAAATCTGTTACAGCCTGTCTACCAAAAGCTAATTCCATAGCTTCTATACATTCCAGACTTGTACTTCCTTCATAATGTTTTGGGTGATTTACATTGTCTATTGCTGCATCCATTCCTCTAACCTCCTTGGCGGGAATACCTCATTGTACCAAAGATACTGCCTCAACAATCCTTTATTGTTATCAGCTATTTGATTGTCTTCAATGAACCACTCATAATATTCCTCATAAGTCAGCTCATTCTTATCAAACACCTGATTCAAATGTGTATCAACCGGAAATGCCTGCATGTGATGTAAACCATACAAACAAATTGAATCAGCAACCTTTGGACCTATACCATCAAACTCCATCAAATAGTCTTTGGCCTCTTCATAACCCATTGACTGTAACAGATCAAGATCTAACCAACCATCAACGATTGCTTCACACAGTCCGATGATTATGTCATGCTTATAGCCAGTCTCTTGAGTTGTAAGATAGTCCTGCTTTTTCAATAATCTTTCCGGAGTTGGAAACTCATACCAGCAAACCTGACCTACCTCCCTCATTGCTTGTTTGTGTTTGAATCCAGTTTTCCTTGCAATACCTTGTAACATTTCTGAAGCACGTTGTACTGATGTTGCTGTTTCCAAACTACATGCAATGATTATCTCAAAGAGATCTTGCTTTAAGATATGAATTCCTTTTGCTCTGTTTGCAGCTATCCTTATTTCTTCATCACATCGTTTGATTGCATTATTCAAAATGGAATAATCTGTTTGAATATCAAAATAATCCCACCATGTTTCAAAGAATACTTCTTCACTACAATCAAACATGAAACGTTGTTTTTGCTGTTCAACCTTAAGTGCCTTATCTCTAAAAGGGATAACATACTTATGGTCATTTAATCTCATCCATCTGAATACTTGGCCAGAGTTGTATATCTGGTCTAAATCCATATAAGGAATCTCTAAGACATACATACTTCTCCACCTCTATTTACAATTCTCGTTATGCCAGCATTCTGAATCATACGATAGCATACCGGACATGGTTCTGCATCTTTTACTTCAACAAAACCATAATAGTCTTCCTCATACTGAGCACTTTTATTTTCATCTAATGTGTATTCCTCACCAGCAATATAAAGTGTTGCTCCTATCATATCTTTCCTTGCTGCTGATAACATAGCATTCTGTTCTGAATGAACTGCATAGCAGGAAGAATAATCACCAGAATTATGAGGAATATGCATACGGTTACAGTAACCTCTTTCACAACAGTTTTCCATACCTCTTGGATTGCCATTATATCCGGTTGAGATGATCTCATCATTCTTTACTATTACACAACCATAATGACGTTTGAGGCATGTACTCCTTTTTGAGATAGCCAGTGCAATATCACAATAATACTGATCCTTAGAAGGACGATCATTTTTGATGGGCTTTATATCACCAACTTCAGTTCGCATTTCATTCATCTTCATCGTCCTCCCAATCTTTGGAAACTCGTTTACCATATTGTTCTGCTCTTTGTTTCATTATTTCCTGACGTATAGGTTTTACATCATCAAAACTTACAAAACCCCTATCAAAAAAACATGGTATTTCACACTCACCCATAGGGTTAGATACCTTTGATTTTACCACTTTACATTTCATGATAAAACCTACTTTCTCAGTACTTGCACTATTACGAGGATCTTTGTTTGGAATCTCAATCCATGCTCTTCTTGCTACCTGAATACGTATAGAACAAGCATGCTTAAGTTTCCTTCCCCCAGGTGTATCAGTCTTTTCACCAAACAACATTGCATTCATTTTATCTCTGACCTGATTCACAAAGATGATTGTTGTTCCTGTCACTTCAATTATTTCTTCTACAACCGGAAGATACTTATTGATGAGCCTTGCTGTACCACCAATTCTCTGTTCTTCGATCGTATCCTTATCAGCAGACTTAAGAACCTTCTCAACATCTTCCTTAGGAATCATGCTCGGGACCGAATCAATTCCAATTAAAGGAATACCAGCCTTGGCAAACTTGATTGTTTTGTTGAATGCATCTTCTCCATAGTTTGCTCTGTATATGAGCATTTGTTTTGGTCTATTACCAAAGACCTTTGCACGCTTTGCATCAAATGTACCCTCAATAGGAATGTCTAAACACAAAGGATGAAGTCCACACAGATGGTAAAGCAATGTTGTCTTACCACTTCCTTCAGGACCAAAGATCTCAATGACTCTTCCTTCAGGAATTCCACCACCAATAATGGCATCCAAGTCCTCAATTCCTGTTGACCATCTATCAATCTTAAGATCAGCCGCCTTAGAACCGATAGAATAGATTGTACCGTCTCCTTCCTTTTTATTGATTGCATTGCAAAGCTTGATAATTTCTTGTTTATTTGTTTTTGCCATCGTTACTCCTTATTACTAGAGAAAGCCACCAACCTGTGGTGACCTCCCATTTTCATTTTAGATTCCGAGCATAATACCAGTGAGAAGATCAACCATATTATTGGCTACACTTGCTTTGAGTGCCTGCATAACAGCTCTACCATCACGATCCTTGTGTGTTTTACAAAAGGCATGCATTACAATCTGTTGTTCCACACCAGCAATATCGTTGTCCTCATTTGTGATTCTGAGATACTCAATCAGATCAGACTTATCCCAATCCCTTACCCTCTCCTTGATAGCATTCTCCATAACATTGAATGCTTCCTTCTCAGCCTCATTAGCAGTTTTAATTATGGCTTCCTGCTCATCCATCTTACACTGAAGTTCTACCATCATTTCTTTCTGGTCTTTTACAAAATTCTCTAATTTCATTTCTTTTCTCCTTTACTGTTGTGTTAATTCAGTTTTCCACCAAGCTCATCAACTACCTTAGAAGTGATACCTACAAGCCTAAGCTCTTCCTGCCTGATCTGTGCCTCAAGAATTGTGTTATAAACTACAATCCCTAACTTCCACATTCTTTTGTTAACCTTAACATTTAATCTGTACTTCATATCGTACCTCCTTCTAGAGACTAACCTTTTGTAACTATAACTATCATATCACATCTTAATGTGTTTGTAAATACTTATTTTGCATTTTATTCAAATTATTTTATGGTCACCAGAACGTCCAGAAACGATTCTAAGGACCTTTCATATTTTACCATATATTTTATAAGCTCAATCCTTATAATCAATCCTACGTCCTCTGGTGGCCTCCTGGACCTATCTCATAGCCCTTGAATATAAAGCAGAATTAAACTTAGTAACACGATTTATATATGTCTTCTTATTGAATTCTAAAGCACCTTCCTCTTGGAGAATTCGTATTACTTTGCTTGTTACCTGTCTGCCTTTACATCTGTCATAGAAGTCATCAAAGCTTGTGAAGATTCCATTTGTCTTCCTTTCATCTTCTATGAACTTTGCACACTTATCACCGATACCCTTGATAGAACTTAATCCCATTTGGATCACTTTTTCTCCATCAACTTTTCTAAGACTAAATTCAGCAGAATAATTTACATGTGGTAAGAATATAACTAAACCATCTGCTACTGCCTCACACATAAACCTAGAACCATTCTTATCAAGATTTGTCTGATTCAATTTTGTGAACCAATACTCAGCAGGATAATAAACTTTGTAATACATCTCTTCAAGACTTATTAAAGCATATCCTGTTGCATGTCCTTTATTGAAAGCATAATTCAAGAATCTTTCAAACAGATCAGCAGCTTCTGTCTTAGCAACACCATACCGTTTCATACCCTTGATGAATATATCAGCAAACTCATCATGATATTGTTCAAGCAGTTTTCTTGACTTAAGAGAGGCCGGGTCATCCATCTTTCTAAGTTTATCTGCCTGATTCCAGTTCAATCCACCATATTCAACAGCTATACTGTTAACCTGTTCCTGATAGAGAATACAACCATATGTATCTTCAATATATTTTGCATATACTGGCTTATTCTTCATTGTTCTCCAAGTCTCTTTTGATTCAGCATAGATACTTGGAATTCCAAGGCTTAAAGGCCCAGGGCGGTTCATAGCTGAGGCAGCAATTACATCATTGAAATTATCTGTATGAATCTGCTGTAAGATTCCCTGAGCTGTTTCTCTATCATACTGGAAGATTCCATTACACTTACCATCTCTAAATGCCTCAATCAACTTCGGATCTGTTATGTCTTTCTTTGTTATTCCCTTTTTACCAGTAATACTCCGAAGAATCTTTATTGATGAAAGTGTATTCAAACCAAGCAAATCATATTTGATAATACCACATCTCTCAAGATCTACAAGGTTATAGCTTGAAAAATACTTTCCATCTTTCTTGTTGTAACGTACTGCTGTATAGTAGTAAATATCATTCTTCGACACAGCAACACCTGCAGCATGAGTACCCATATACTTGACCTTATTGTACATAAAACAGAATCCATCAATGATACCTTTGTACTTCTTATTCAAACGTATTGCTTCAGGGTCCTGTATCAACTCTTCAAGGTCAATCTGCTTTTCTGAATCCTGATGTGAATCAATAAGCTTTTTAAGATGATCAGATTCTGAACTCTCAAAATCATCATACGTTTTGACCAAGTCATTTACAAGATTAGAAACTTTATAAGTTCCATAAGAAGCGATCTGAACTGCCTGCCCTTTATATCGTTCAACGACGTGGTCAATAACCTCACCCCTTCTTGCTGTTTCAAAATCCACATCAATATCAGGAAGTGTTTTCTTATCCTCTCTTATGAATCGTTTGTAGTCCAAGTCAAAGTAGATCGGATCAACATCAGTTATTCCCAGTGCATAATTCACCAAACAGTTACAACCTGAACCACGACCAGGGCCTACACAAATTCCATTGTCCTTAGCCCACATTACGTACTCCTGTACAATTAAGAAATAATCTTCAAAGTTATTTGCTTTGATAACCTGAAGTTCTTCCTTTGCACGTGAGATATATTCTTTATTCCATACACCTCTTTGTTTGAGACCTCTTTTGACATTTGATACAAGCAATTCCATTGAATTATACGCTTCATCAAATACCGGAAGACTTGGCATAGCAGCTAAATCATCGATGATTGTACCACTTACCTTTTCCTCTATTTCTTCAAGGTTCTCATACATTTCATTTGCCATCTTTATAGCATTCTTTTTGCCATAGTCATCACCATGCATCTTGACAAATCTTTTTGCCATCTCATCCAAGTCAGGCATATATCTTTCAGCATACGTACCTTCGATATGTCTTATATACTCAGGATCTGGATTCTTTAATTCATGCATTTTAACATAAGCACTTAGATCTTCTTTCCTACCTCTATGTGAATCAGAAGTAAGTATGCATTTGATGTGTAATTTCTTTGCAAGCTTTATAAGCTCTGTATTTACTTTCTCCTGCATACCTGCATCTGATACCACATAAGGCTGAATCTCAATATAGAAATTATCTCCAAAGATCTCCTGCATCTTTCTAAGATACTTAATGCATTTATCATATTTACCTCTAAGAATACACTGAGATGAATAACTTGCCACACAAGCCGATGTACAAATAACACCTTCAGAATGTTTTGATAAAATGTTGAAGTCAATAATTGGATTATAATACTTCTGCAGCTCTGCTTCTGACTGAATGATATTTATGTTTCTATATCCTTCAAGATCAGCAGCAAACAAACATAAATGGTAACCACGATTGCCTTCCTGCCACTTAGGTAAGAAATATCCTTCAACACCCATAATCGGCTTTATTCCTGCTGCTTTACAACCGTCGTAATGTTGCACGTTTCCTGATGTGTTTCCATGATTTGAAAGTCCTAAAGCAGTGAGACCTTTTTCTTTAGCTATTTGAGCTAACTCACCAGCTTTACCCGACCCATCATAGAATGAAAACTCATCATGTCTATGTAGATCAACCATCTTTAATTTTCTCCTTTACAATGTGCCTTGTAAAACTGTTCACAATATTTGCATGTCTGGCCACATACCTCATTATCACAGACAAACTTATCCTGAGACCAGTGAGATATGAACCCATCTAAGCTCTTGTTTGGAATGTCATAAAAATGTACATCCTCAACAGAAGCATCTTTAATAGATTCCAATGGCTTCCAAAGACCAAGCAAATTACCATCATAAGACTCATTCAGATAAGCACTGATTGTCCTTAAGATATACTTCGATGAACCTGTCCTGCCTGTGATCTTAAAGTGATTGATACCGATCTCGTTGTAAACCTTAACGTCTTCCGGTCTGATAAACTTAAGACGTAGCCAGTTTGCAGGATTCTCATTCCTTGAATTCGTACAGAACTTCATAGGATATTCATGCAGTGTAAATGTATCTTCAAGGACCTCATTTGTCGCGTGGCATATATAACAAGAATCCCTATAGATACAATGAGTAGCATAATCACTACCACCTACACCACAAAATTCATTGGCCATAAGCTCAAGGATAATTCCATTGTCATTGCAATACTTAGCTGCTGCCTCCAAGAACTTAAAGTCCCTGTTCTTATTAAGATTGTTGCAGACCTTATTGACGCCATACTTCTCATACAAATATCTGATCTGAGAAACAGTATCAATATGCATGATTGTTGAAGCTTCGATCTCAATATCAGAATGAGCATAGTTTCTTATAATCTCAAGCATCATTGGATTGGCAATCGTAATACGATAAACTCCGATCTGTTCACAATACTTTACGAACTCAACAACCTCATCAACATGGTCAACAAGATTTCCCTTAGAACCATACGGGATAATTGAATTCATCGTATAGTTGAAGTTGATACCAGCTTCCTTTGCCTTCTTAACATAAGCCTCAAACTGTGTATGGTCAATATCAGGTAACCTGAATCCCGGTCTTGCAGCCAGCTTAGAATGATACCGATCAGAACCATACATCTCTGTGACCTTGTTCTTGGTTGACAACTGATTCAGATTGATTATGGATTCAAGAAGATCCATATCAAAGTTAGTTCCTAACTTAAACTTATTTACCATTTTCAATTCTCCTTTTCAATTCCTCAGGAAGTTCCTGAATATCTTTGATGAATGTTACATTGTCGTATCCTTTATAAGTTTCATTCTCAAACATAATCAATCTGCATCCATAGTAAATCATCTCATGAATATTGATATGTGTAAGAACATCAGTATCTTCCAGATAAGGGATAATTGGCTTAGACTTAAGAATTCCAATGTATACCTCTTTCTGACTTGGTACTTTAATAAATGTATCAGGATCTTCGTAGAATCTTCCCGAATCATTTACATCTGTATAAAGGACCCTAAAATTATTGTAACACATCTTCTTAAGTTTTTGAACAGCATTTTTTACGTCCTCAGCATGATAATTCTGATCAGTCAATCTAAACGGGAAGAAGATTGTATCATAGTCAAACTGACCCTCATCATAGAACCCCTTTTCATCAGCATACGATAAACCACCTAATGCCTCAACCTGTGTCTGGAGAACACATTCAGTTGGAAACATATTTGCAATCTTCTTATCCATGTCTACAAACTTCTCTGTAAACCAAGGTGTTCCCTTGCTTGTTACAGAAGCAACACACCAATAGATAATCTTAGCAAACCTGAATGTGAATAGATAATCACTTAGCAATAACGTGTTTGGCTCTAATACCAAAACATCAAAATCATCAGGTCCAAACTTGTTGTTCATGAAGTCCGCAAATGCAAGACCATTCATTCTTGTTGCATAAGCATTCTCACCATAAGCATCACATCTTATGAAGTTGACATTCATTCCTTTAAGCTGCCTACTTATCACATCAAGATTGCTGATGTTCCTCGGAATCAGTACCGTTGCTTTATCCGGCTTTCCCATAAGAATCATTGAAACAATCCTTGCCATATTTCCATCCAATGCAAGATTATAAATTCCTGTCTCATAACTTCTTGCAGAAAATATAGGAACAAACAGTACTGACTTATTTGTTATTTCATCCCTTATTGCCATTTACCATCTGCCTCCATTCATATAGTTATTCATCTCATTATGAACCCATTTCTGAGCATCATAGATTGTGTCATACGTACATGATATTTTCTTCAGCTTAGACTCATTGAATAAAAGCTCAAATAGCTGCTCATGTCTTGACAAATCCTTCCCATGCTGGAGTGAACTTTCTCCAATATCAGTAGGCTTCACCAAGACAATCACAGCTTTTTGAATACGTAATTCAGTTTCGATCTTATCTTTATTTTCAAGAGCCTTAGTGAAGGAATAATCACGCTGTAAACAACCATAAACAAAATCAGTCCAATGAAAACGATCGAAGATAATACCCGGCTTTCCAATATTATATATCTGAAGCATCTTCAACATCTTATCCGTTTCATTATCATTGTCCATCTTCTCTAAATGGAAGTCAGTGTTATTATGGTAAACGGTAAATCCTGTTGCCTTCTGAATTCTATCCACTAGAGTTGACTTACCAACCCTATCTATTCCTTCAACTATTACGATCATAGTGACTTCTTTCTTTCGTTATTTACTGTTATTTTCTTCTCAATTGCTTCTAATACATCTTCAGCAGATAAACCAGAAAAAGCAGCTACATTCATAAGAACGATAAAGCAATCTGCAATTTCATCCTTCTTTCCTGCCGGGTCATACTTACCATTTCTGAAGCTCTTCCATCTCTTATCAGCCTCAAGGACTTCACCAATCTCAGATACTAACTGTTGAATCTGGTATGATTCTAATCTGGGATAGTCGGCAGGGAGTTTTACCTCCCCACCTTCTACACCATAATCTTCATAGACACCCTTACGAATTAGATCTGACTGAAAGTCCATTTGCTGATTGTATAAATCAACAAACTTACTCATCGTCATCCTCCCACTCATCATCCTCTTCGTAGTCGTCATCATCACCCCAGTCATCCTGTGCCTGGTCATATTCCTCAAGCTGCTTGATATAGAACTTCTCAGGCTTCTTAGGCTTTACATCAATGCCACGTTCCTTACAAAGCTTGAACAGTTCCTTAGCAGACATCTCAGAATAATCAGGTGTATCATCACCGGAATCTTCATCACCCCAGTCCTCATCATCCTCGTCTTCGTCATCATCAACCGGACGTTTTGTACTGGCTTTACCTGTCTTCTTAGGAGCTTTCTTCTTAGGTGTTTCTTCCTCATCATCTTCATCATCAGAATCAACATCCTCACAAGGCCATGCCTTATCAAGCATCTTAAGAACCTGTGCCTCAGAATAAGGCTTAGCCTTTTCATTCCTGAACTTAACCTTATCCATAGGAACTACGGAATATGTCTTATTCATCTGTTTGCCAGATACACTGATCACATAATCACGATCACAAAGCGTACCATAGTTCTCATACATTGCCATAAGTGCAGGAATGGGGCTGCAGTTATTTACCGGGAACATAAACAGCTGTACTTCCTTTGCCTCATAATTCCATACAGACCAAAGATACTGAGATCTTGTCCTGACAGAATCATCATCACAATAAGGGCATTCCCTACCGAAGTGCTCCTGACAAGGAACATTGATACCCTGCTCATAACTGTCATGGAATGTGATCTCCATACCATCATCCATATCCTGCAGGAATCTTACACGAAGCTTAGTTCCTTCTCTAAAGTAAATGAACTTACCCTTATTGCTACCTGACCTCTTAGCATCAGCTTTAATCTTGTCGACTAATCCCATTGTTAGTTCTCCTTTTCTTTTATTATTTTATTAAACTTTTGCATCGTACGACTGTACATTTTATCAAATGTAATGGAAGTCATATCTCCCGGATCCTTGATACCCTTTAAGTAGCAGAAACGAATCACCTTAAATCTTGTTTTAAGATATGCTGTTCCTTTTCTACCACATTCATCATTATCCAATGCACTGATGATATACTTAACACCAGCATTTCTAAGTTTCTGTTCTTGCTCTTGTGACATTTTCCACCCCAAGATTGCTACGACATTGTCAATTCCATTTTGAACAAACTTGAGACGGTCCATATATCCTTCAACAACAATCACATAATCCTTTTTCCCATAGCTTCCTACTAATGTATTAACTCTTGAGAATCCTTCGTTGTACAAGTACTTTCGTTCTTGCTCAATCTTTTTAACCATTGTCCTGCATACCCATCCTCGAAACTTACCATTGTCCAACATCGGGAATATCAACCCATAGCTTTTGTTATATGTAACTTTTGCTTTACACTTATTCAGTGTATTGGCATCAAATCCCCTTCGTTCCATATATGATAATGCTTCAAGTACCTCCTCAGAATCACCAGGTGACAGCCAGTTGATTTTACTTAGCCCATGGTAATAATCATAGGCCTCATTATATAACTGTCTTGTGCTGCCTCTGGTACGCTTAGGTAATGCTTCTATGTTTATGCCACTAACCTTACTTGACTTAAGGATTTTTTGATACTTGGATAATGCCTGTAAATCATTCAATCTGGGATTCATAAGCTTTACAAACTTCTTTGCATCTCCAGATCTTGCACATCCAAAACAATACCAATTTCCTTTTTGTAAGTTGACCAGCATACTTGGTCTTGCATCATGGTGAAATGGACAAATGATTTTTGGATTAGCAATCGTAGTATCAGGTAACATGTTATAATACCACAGAACCTTTGCTAGATTGTTGCCTTCATTCTCCATCTAC